TCGGTGCCGATGAGGGACTGCAGCTGGCCGTAGTCCTTGAGCTGCTGTTCGAGCACGGGAATCAGGTGGGCGATGGTCTCGATGTACGCGCTGGTCTGCTTCCAGCCCATGGTGGAGGAGGGCTTCTCGTGTCCTGGGGTCCAGACGGCTGCTGCGTTCTTGTACTTCTCGTCGTTCTTCTCGAAGTAGGTCAGGATGTCGGCCTGCGTGGTGCCTGTGGGAAGGGAGTCGAGGAACCCGAAGTTTGGCAGGGCGTCAGACGTCTGGCGGGGCAGGCTGTAGTCAATCTGCTGGATGCCTGGGAGTCCGAAGTCCGTGTAGGCGTCCTTGACGTCGAATGTCAGGGTGTCTCCGAACTTGAGGCCCCTGAACTCGTCGCGCGGACCCATGAGGTAGTCCACGACGGTCTTGGGGGCCTTGGCCTTGGCCTTGGGCTCGACTGCGGGGGCGGCGAGGGGCACGCCGCCTCCGCGACGAATCCTGTCCTCCTCGGCGAGGACATCGTCCAGCATGTCGTTCAGCGCGCGCTGCTGGCCCTTGTAGTCGTTGATTTGGTCGCGCAGGGCGTCCTTGGCGTCACCCTCGGCGCTGGCGAACTCGGCGCTTGCCTTGGCGATTCGCTCGTCAAGGTCCTTGACCTTGTTCCGGATTTGGATGGAAGACTCCATTGCCGTTCTCCTTAGAGTTTGAGGAACATACCGTTGATGCACACGACCCTCGGAGCGGCCTCCGCCCCGGCCTCGGTGCCCTGCGCCTTGGCCTTGGATTCGCTTGGGTCGATGCTCGCGCCGGTGTCCCCCGCAGCCGCAAGCTGCGCCATGAGCGACTTGGGCGCGGACTTGAAGCGGTCGAGCGCCTCCTTTGTGAGGCGTGCCGCGATTGGGGCGGCGTCAGAGATCGAGTCGACGAATCCGAGGTCAAGCGCCTCCGATGCCTCAAGCCACGTCTCGGCGTCCATCATCTCCTCCACCTCGGACTCGTCCATCCCGGTCTTTCGCACGTACTGGCCGGTGATGGTGGAGCGAACCTTGTCGAGCATGTCTGCGGTCTTGCGCATCTCGTCGGCGTTGCCGTAGCAGCTGGTATACGGGTTGTGAATCATGATTAGCGCCGATGGGTTCATGACCACGCTGTCTGCGGTGAGGGCGAAGAAGCTCGCGGCGCTCGCGGCGACTCCCTCGATTGACGTGGTGGTCCTGCCCTTGTACGAGCGCACAAGCTCGCTCATGGTGTTTGCGTCGAAGACGTTGCCGCCCACGCTGTTGACGTGGATTGTCACGTCATCCCCGTCGGCGTCCCTGAGCTGCCTTGAGAAGTCGGAGGCGCTCACGCTCGTGTCATCGCCCCAGAAGGACTCGCCGATGTCACCGTACACGTAGATGTCAACCATTGATAATCTCCTCGATGTCGGATGCCATGTCGTACTCGATGCCGTCTACCTCGTACGCCTCGGACAGCGGCGTGAGCACCTTCTTGGCGAACTCGCGGAAGCGCTCTGTGTCACCGGCGCTCTCGTAGCGGTCGCGAATCCTCTGGGCCATGTCGGCGTGGATGACGGCTAGCGCCGTTCCCCTGGCGTCCGGGTCCTCGGTGCCGTCACCGTGCCCGTCATCCCTCTCGCCCTCCCCGGACCCTCCTGGGTCATTGGCATCTGGCGTCGCTTGCCCTGCCTGCGCTGGCCCCTGCTGCACGGCCTCGCCGGTCTCCGGGTCTATCGCGAGGTACGCCGTGGAGCGCAGGTGGAACTGGCCCCCCTCGTACGGGGGCATGTCCTCCTTGGCGAGCACGTCGTTCGGGCAGTAGATGCCCGCGTATATCGCGATGCGGTACCCGTCCATGCGCTCCTTGTAGGAGCCGCGCAGGAGGCCGTTCATGTCGAGCTGCACGTAGTCGTTGGGGTACCCAGCTGCCCAGATGACTCCGGAGAACGCCTCCTCAAGCGCCTTGCACTCGGGGACGAGGGTCTTGTTCGCGAAGTTGATTGCGCCCTGCTCGATGTTCGAGTAGGTGGCGTTGGAGAGGTCGAACACCTCCTGCGGCGGCACCGAGAGCGTGCGGCACGTCTGCTGAAGGATCCAGCGCTCCTGCTCGACAAGGCTCATGTCCACCATGGACTGGCCGTTCGTCTTGTACGAGAGGCCCTTGTCGAAGATGCGCACCCTGCCCGCGTTCACGATGCCGCCGCCATCGCTCAGCTGCTGCTTGAGCTGGTCAACGTCCTGCGGCTGCAGCTTCTGGTCGGTCTCAAGCCACCCGGCGAACGTCGAGTCGCCGTTGAGGACGTTCCTGTAGAACTCCTCAAGGTTTATCGAGAGGCTCAGCTCGTTCGCGGCAACCTCGGCGAGCGAGACGCCGTGCAGGCAGTCGGAGTCGAGCACTGGGGACTTGACCCACACGATCTCGTCCCGCAGGTAGACGCCCGCCTTTGTGAACTTGTCACCCTGGTATCGGAAGACGGCCCTCCCGTTCGCGACCTCGACGGTGGGGATTCCGGAAAGCGGCCATATCGCGACCGGCATGCCAGAGCCGTCGAACTCGACCCTCAGGAACGCCTCGCCACGCACGTCCTTGGTCATCATCGTCCAGCGGATTCCCTCTGAGGAGGTCATGAACGGGTTCCAGCGGGTGCGCAGGAGCGTCCCGAGCCTCCTTGAGAACCGGTGGGACGCCTCGACCCTCAGCCCGCCCTTGCGCTCGTAGACGTGTATGGGCAGCGACGCGAGCGGCCTAGCCTTGGCGAGCAGGCACGCCCTGAACGCGTTCGAGTAGTAGGCGTCTGCGGCCGCCTCGCGCTCCAACGTCTCTGTGGTGCCGTCCGGGCGCTGGTACATGAAGAAGTCCCAGGAGCCTGGCACGAGCATGTTTGCTATCCGGGCGAGCACGCGCCCCACCGAGTTGGATAAACGCCCCATCGGCACACTCCTCGAATCGGAGAAACCACCGATTGGATGTTCATGCCGGTGTCCCCCGCCACCCCATGGCGGGCGGCGGGGGAGCAGGCCCCGTGGCTTGGCGGAGGGGTTGCCAAGCCACCCGCATCATCCGTGCCGAGTCCCCCGTCAGAGGTCTATCGTCCAGACGCTCGGGGCCTCCGCCTCGTTGTTGTCGTAGGCCCACATCGCCATGGCGGCGGCAACCGCAGCGTCTATTCGCCTTGTGCCCTGCCCGTGCCTCCCCTTCTCTGACGCGAGGCGCCTCCCGTACGCCTTGGACTCCGCCGCCACGGCGTTGATGCAGTGCCGCGCGAGCACCGGAGTGCCCCCGAGGGCGGCCTTGTGGGTCTCGACGCTCCTCGCCAGAAGCTCGGACGCCGGGCACATGATTGCAGGCGTCTGCGAGATGTCCGACACGTCAATCCCGCACTCGCGGTCGAGCCAGTTCGTGAGGAACTGCATCCTCGCAGGGTCGCAGCCTCCGAGCGGGTTCCCAGGGCACATGGAGAGCTGCCGTATCACGTCGGCAACCTCCATGAGGTCGTAGGTGCCCATAGGCCCCGGCTTCTCCCAGCACCACTCCTCAAGCGCCCACTCCTCGCCCTGGCGCTGCGCCGCGACGAGGGCGAGCGTGTCACCTCGCACCGCGCCGTCAAGCGCGAACGCGAACCACCTGCTGCGGTCTATCGAGAGGGACTTCCCCTGGCACGCCTCCACGTCCTCTCGGTGCATGAACGGCTCGGCCTGCTCGTCCATTGGGGTGCGGTTGAGCCAGTAGCGCTCGAACGATTTCGGGCCGAGGGCCTCGTACTGCTCCTCAAGCTCGTCCATGGTGACTCGGCCGGCCCTGACAACCTGCTTCCACGCGCTGCGGTCTGACACGTCCTGCGAGTCGTTGATGCCGAGCCAGCACACGAACGCGTGGGGGTCCCTCTTGAGCCTCTCGTAGAGCTTGAAGAGGAACCCGTCACGCGACGCGCCTGCGGTGGTGATTCCGATTGTGAGGGCGTTCCAGATCTTGCCCTGGCCGGAGACGCCAGCCTTCCAGATGGCATCGTCTCGCCACACGTGGATCTCGTCGCATACGAGCACGTTGAAGTGCTTGCCCTGCAGCGCGGCCTCCTTGTACGGGTAGACCCAAATCTGCTGGCCGGTCTCCTTGTTCACTATCGAGTCGCGGTTGACGCGCCACACCCGCGAGAGCTGCGGGTTGCTGCGAATCATGATGGAGATGTAGTCCCGTACCTTCTTGGTGTTCTCCTTCGTGTCGGCCACGATGCCGTACTCGCCGTTGGGGACTGGGTTCATGGTGGCCTCGGTCAGGACTATCGAGGCCGCAAGCTCGGACTTGCCGTATGTGCGGTGGACGCCTATGAGCGCACGCCGGTACTTGCGCCTGAACCTGCCGCTGCGCCTGTCCCACGTGCCCGTGGCGAAGAGCGGGTCCCAGATGTTCCTCTTCTTCCACGGGTCTATGCGTATCGGGGTGCCGGCAAACTCGTCGTTGCCAGCGTGCGTGAGGAACGCCTCGCAGAATATCTGCCGAGCCTTGGCCTCGCGCAGCCCGCGCTTGGAGTATCGGCGTATTGGCGTCCTATACACCGTTTTTCTCCATTGCCCGAAGGATCGTCTCCTGGATGGACAGGTTCACCGCGTTGGCGCTCGCCTTGGTGAGGCCGAGGCGCGCCCTCGCGACTGGCGTGAGGCCAAGGTCGTTGGCGAGCCTTAGCGTGTCGTTGGACACCTCGCGCATCTTCCTGAAGTACGGGTTGTCCACCATGCGGACGTTGCCGTACTCGTCCTCCGCCTTGAGAAGCGGGGTCGGGTTCCCGTCCTCGTCAATCATGTTGGCGCGGCACTCCTCGGCAAGCGCCAGGTCGAACACGAACTGCTCCAAGAGCGGCGCGTCCTCGGGCCTGAACGCCATGCCGGTGCCTAGCGTCTCGTCCCAAATTCTGCTGAGCCTCGGCACGGAGGCTACGGAGTTCGGCTTCTCAAGGCGCACCGCCCCGTCGAGCACCGTGGCGGTCACGTCGACGTGGTCTCGCTCCCTTCGCTGAGCGAGCGCGTTCTGCTTCCTCCCCCTCGTCATAGGCCGATCTCCTCAAGGGTTGCCTCGAACCCGCGCGCGATGTGGCCGCACGCCTCGCGCGTGCCCTCGGGGCCTCTCTGCGATGCGGAGTCGAAGAAGGACACCATGCCATGCGCGCACGCGATCTCCCTCGAAATCGCCTCCTTGGAGAACGTCTCCTGGCTGACGGGAACCCTGTAGTTTGCCGCGACGGCGAAGCTCACGCAGCCATCTTCCGCGCGTGCCTTGCCCGCAGAGCGCCCCCGACCGTCCCTCTCGTCCCTGGCACGCTTCGCGTACACGCGGCACTTTGCCGAGCAGTACTTCGCGGTAGAGTTCTTGGCGAAGAACTTCTTCCCGCAGTATTTGCAAGTGAATTCGCGCATCTCCCGGCTTTCCCCGTCTTTTGATGGGGATTCTCTGGCCCCTGTCCCCCCCGTAACCGAGTCACTGTTACGCCCGGCTCGCCAATTTCGGTCGCGTGTGAAAATCAGCTGGCCGCTGGGTAGGGGGCGCGGGGGGGCAGTGATTTGACCCCCCCCCTCCCCACTGCCCCTATCTACCTGCGGTTTTGTTGATAACGCTGTTTCGTTCTCTCTGTGGCGTATCGCTGTTGTGTTCTGCGTTTTCGCAGGTGTGGCGGGGTGTGGCCGCGCTATGTCACGTTGTTATGCCGATGGGCACAAACAAGGCCGCGCCCCAGGAGCAGGGCGCGGCCTTAGTCGCTAGTAATGCCTTGTGTGCTTAGTCCTCCGGGCTTGCGTCAATCGTCCCCAGCTTCTCGCCTGTCTCATCGTCCACGATAGCCACGGAGTACCCGAGGGCCTGGGCAGTCTCTACCACGGTAGACAGTGCGGGGGATCTCTCCGGACGCGAGACAGTGCGCGCCCATGAGTCAGCGC